GCTGGAGGATCAGCTTTGCGGGTTCCAGGTCGGCGGCGGCTATGCGGGGCCGGGGCGCTCGCCCGACCGCGCCGATGCGTGTGTGTGGGCGCTGGCGGAGTTGCTGCGCGGGATAGGCGCGGCGGGGCCGGGGGTGCGGCGGGTCTAGTTCACGCGGAGACGCGGAGACGCGGAGGCGCGGAGAGGCGGAGAGACGGAGATAGAAAGAGAATTTTCGCGCAGAGGCGCAGAGCACGCAGAGAAGAGGGAAATGGCGGCTTAGCCGCCCATATGTTTCTCCGCGTCTCCGCGCCTCCGCGTGAACCGGATCTTTGCGAACTCTGCGCCTCTGCGCGCATTTTCTGGGGGCCGTGGCGCGAGCCGTCACTGCCCCTCCACCACCCGCTTCGCGGGCGGTCCCCCTCCCCATGGCTTCGCCACAGGGAGGATATTGTGGGAGAATCTTATGAACTGGTTTGGCCGCAAGGCCGCGCAGCATCCTGCGCGGCCCGCTTTGTCGCGGGTGTACGGGAGCTGGTCGGCGCCCGCGCCCTTGTCGTTCGAGGCGCAGGTGCGGGAGGGGTATCTGGCGAACCCGATCGTGCGGCGCAGCGTGCAGCTGGTCGCCGAGGCGGTCGGTGGGGCGCCGCTGGAGGCGAGCGACCCGGCGCTGGCGGCGCTGGTGGCGGGGACGTCGGGCGGGCAGGGGTTGCTCGAGACGCTGGCGGCGCAATTGCTGCTCCACGGCAATGGTTATGTGCAGATTTTGGGCGACGGCACGGGGGCGCCGGCGGAGCTGTTCGCGCTGCGCCCCGAGCGGGTGACGGTCGAGGCCGATGCGCGCGGCTGGCCGGTCGCTTATCGCTACAAGGCCGGGGGTAGCGCGGCGGTGCTGGCGGCCGAGGATGGCGCGGGGCGGACCGCGGTCGTCCATCTGAAGGCGCCGCATCCGCTCGACGATCATTATGGCGCGGGATGCCTCGGCGCGGCGGCGGCGGCGATCGCGGCGCATAATGCCGCGACGGGGTGGAACCGCGCGCTGCTGGAGAATGCGGCGCGGCCGTCGGGGGCGCTTGTCCATGACCCGGGCGACAAGGGGCTGCCGCTGTCGGCCGAACAGGTCGAAAGATTGCGTGAGGAGCTGGCCGAGGGGTTTGCCGGCGGGGCGAATGCGGGGCGGCCGTTGCTGTTGGAGGGCGGATTGCGCTGGCAGGCGCTGTCGCTGTCGCCGGCGGACATGGATTTCCTGGAGCTGAAGCATAGCGCGGCGCGCGAAATCGCGATGGCGTTCGGGGTGCCGCCGATGCTGCTCGGGCTGCCGGGCGATGCCACTTACGCGAATTACAAGGAGGCGAACCGGGCTTTGTGGCGGCTGACGATATTGCCGCTGGCGGGGAAGATCTTGGGCGGCATCGCGCAGGGGCTGCGCGGGTGGTTTCCCGATGCGGCGCTGCGGGTCGACCTGAACAAGGTGCCGGCGCTGACCGAGGAACGGATGATGCTGTGGCACGAGGTGTCGGCGGCGGACTGGCTGACGGGTGAGGAGAAACGGGCGTTGCTGGGGGTCGGGTGATGCAGGACGCGAGGGCGATCCCCTCACCCAGCTTCGCCTAGGCAGCAAGCTGCCAAGGCTGCGCAACCCTCTCCCTAGATGGGAGAGGGGAAGGAAGGATTTCGACATGGATGAAGAGGAAGCGTTGGCGCGGCTGGTCGCGCTGGCGGGAACGGGCGCGTCTTCGGACGCCGCGGTGCTGCGCGCGCTGATCGAGGAGGCGAGCGAGCTGGGGGCGCGGCGGGCTTTGGCGCGGCTCGGGCTCTCGGACGCGGCGGCACGCGATGACATCGTTGACCTTAGGCAGCTGCTGGGGGCGTGGCGCGATGCCAAGACGAGCGCGTGGAAGGCGGCGGTCGACTGGGCGGTGCGGGGCGCGCTGGCGCTGCTGGTCGTCGGGCTGGCGGTGAAGCTGGGGTTGCCGGGGTTGCTGCGGTGAGGGGGGCGGTGGTGGAACATGCCCTCCCCCAACCCCTCCCGCGAGCGGGAGGGGGGATCAGGTTCGCGGGCTATGCGTCGGTGTTCGACCGCGTCGATCGCGGGGGCGATGTGGTGCGCAGCGGCGCTTTTGCGCGCAGCCTGGCGGCGGGCGTGGCGGTGCCCTTGTTGTGGCAGCACCGGCCGGGGGCGGTGATCGGGACGATCGAGATCTTGGCCGAGGATGCGCGCGGGCTGCGCGTGGTGGCGCGGGTGACGCATCCGACCGCGGCGGCGCTGGTCGCGCGCGGGGCGCTGACGGGATTGTCGTTCGGCTATCGGGTGACGGCGGCGCGGGGGGCGAACCCGCGCGAATTGCTGGGGCTCGACTTGGCCGAAGTGAGTTTGGTGGCGGCGCCGATGCAGGCGCTGGCGCGGGTGATTGCAATCGAAACGTTGGCGGCGGGCGACAGACCCTCCCCCAACCCCTCCCGCCTGCGGGAGGGGAGTCTTTTGGTGAAGGAGTGACGGGCATGGAGTTGGATATCGAAGTGAAGGCCGATGCGCTCGATGGGGCGTTCGATGCGGTGCTGGCGGCGGAGGCGGTCGATGAGCTGAAGGCGTCGGTGTCGGCACTGAAGGCGCAGGTCGATGCGCAGGCTGTCGCGGCGGCGCGGTTGCCGCTTGATGGAGCGAAGGCGGCCGATCCGGCGCGCGACGCCTTTGTCGAGCGATACCTGCGGCGCGGGATCGATGCGGGCGTGGAGATGAAGAGCCTGTCGGGGGCGTCGGGCGGCGAGGGCGGTTATGCGGTGCCGCGCGAGATCGACGGGACGATCGCGGCGACGCTGAAATCGCTGTCGCCGATCCGGTCGATCGCCACCGTCGTGCAGACGGGGACGAGCGGCTATCGCAAGCTGGTCGCGACCGGGGCGACGGGGGCGGGCTGGGTCGGCGAGACCGCGGCGCGGCCCGAGACCGGTACGCGCAGCTTTGCCGAGATCGCGCCGCCGTCGGGCGAGCTTTACGCCAATCCGGCGGCGAGCCAGGCGATGCTCGACGATGCGATGTTCGATGTCGAAAGCTGGCTGGCCGACGAGATCGCGCGCGAATTTGCGGTGGCCGAGGGGGCGGCGTTTGTGAGCGGCAACGGGACGAACCGGCCCAAGGGGTTCCTCGACTATGCGACGACCAACGAGGTCGACGGCACCCGCGCGTTCGGGACGCTGCAATATCTGGCGTCGGGCGCGGCGGGCGCGTTCGCGGCGTCGAACCCGCAGGACAAGCTCGTCGAACTCGTGCATTCGCTGCGCGCGCCGTACCGGCAGGGCGCGGCGTGGGTGATGAACAGCGATACGCTGGCGCGGATTCGCAAGTTCAAGACGACCGACGGCGCGTTTTTGTGGCAGCCGGGGCTGGTCGAGGGGCAGGCGGCGACCTTGCTCGGTTATCCGGTGGTCGAGGCCGAGGATATGCCGGCGGTGGGGGCGAACAGCCTGTCGATCGCCTTCGGCAATTTTCGCGCCGGGTATCTGATTGCCGACCGCGGCGAGACGCGCATTTTGCGCGATCCGTTCAGCAACAAGCCCTTCGTGCATTTTTATGCAACCAAGCGGGTGGGCGGTGCGATCATCAATTCGGAGGCGATCAAGCTGATGAAATTCGCCGCCAGCTAGCGGCGATGATTTTTTCCCGTCATTCCGGCGAAAGCCGGAATCTCGACGACGCGTTCGGCTGCGATGTGGAGACCCCGGCCTTCGCCGGGGTGACGTGGGCATTCGCCGCCAGCTGATCGGCTGGCGTGCGATGGGGCGCCCGGCCCCGGTCCTTTCCCTTTCGGTAGGGGCCGGGCGCTTATTTTTCTCGTCGGACTACGGGCGTTGCCGATCCTCCCTGTGGCGAAGCCATGGGGAGGTGGCAGCGCGAAGCGCTGACGGAGGGGCCGACGCCGTCAGGCGCCGGTGCGAGGCCGCGGCCCCTCCACCACGCCCTTCGGGCGCGGTCCCGCTGGCGCTGCGCGCCGTCTGCGACTCCCCCTTCGCTTCGCGACAGGGAGGATTTGGATAGTCGAACATAGCGAAAGGATGGCGCAGCCATGCCGACATTATTTTTCGCCGACCTGGTGCGCGAGACGAGCACCGCGACGGGTAGCGGTGCGCTCGCGCTGAACGGCGCGGTGGCGGGGCATCGGCGTTTTGCCGATGTCGTGCCCGGCGGCGCGAGCTTTCACTACAGCATTGCCGGGGTGCGGCACGAAGGCGAGTGGGAGGTCGGGACCGGCGGGCTCGATGCCGAAGGACGGCTGCGGCGCGATGCCGTCGCGGCGTCGTCGAACGGTGGGGCGCCGGTGGTGTTTTCGGCGGGGATCAAGACGGTCGCGCTGACCGTCGGCGCGGGGTGGCTGACGGCGACCGATGGCGCGCTGGCGGCAGCGACCGCCGGGGTTGCCACCAACGGCGCGGCGCTGACGGCGGCGGGGGTGACGATCGCGGCGCACGGCGCGGCGATCGGCGCGGTGCAGGCGGCGATTGCCGCGCATGACGCTGTGCTTGCGGGCAAGCAGCCGATCTCGACCGGCCATGCGGCGGCGACCTCTGTCGAGGCGGCGGACAGTGTCACGGTGCGGCGCGGCAGCGGCTGGGTGAATGTACCGGCGACGGCGCTGGTCCATCAGCGCAGCGGTGGCGGCTTCGTCTGCGCGGGCAATCTGGGGGTCGGCGACGACGCGCCGGGGCAGCGGCTGGTGGTCAAGGGCAGTTCGGCGGTCGACGGCAGCGCGCCGGTGGTGGCGGAGATCGCCGATACGCAGGCGGGAGCCGCAGGCTGGACTGCGAACGCGGTCTTTGCCGCGCTCAATTTTCGCAGCGCCGACGGGTCGGTGACGGGCGCCGGGGTGCGCGCGCAGATCGCGGCGACGATGCCGGTGGCGCATGGCGGGCAGACCGACCTGAAGCTGAGCGCGTCGGGGGTCACCCTGCTCGACCGCGCGGTGGTGCTCGAAAGTTCGGGGCGGTTTCGGCCCGGCACCGACAATAGCCAGCAGCTCGGCGGCGCGAGCCAGCGCTGGTCGACGGTCTATGCGGCGACGGGGACGATCAATACGTCCGATGCGCGCGACAAGCATTGGCAGGGCGCGGCGAGCGCGGCGGAGATACGCGCGGCGCGGCGGATATGGGGTGAGCTGGGTTTTTTCCAGTGGACCGACGCGATCGACGCCAAGGGCGCCGATGCGGCGCGGCGGCACTTCGGGGTGCGGGCGCAGGCGGTGTGGGACATCATGGCCGACGAGGGGCTGGTCGATCCGGTCGGCGACGACGGGCGGCCGCGGCGGACCCCCTATGCCTTTCTGTGTTTCGACCGATGGCAGGATGGCGCGGGCGTCTGGCACGACCGGTTCGGGGTGCGCGGCGACCAGTTGGCGCTGTTCCTGATCGCCGGGCTGGTTGCCGGGATCGCGGCATGATCGGGGCGCAGGCGCTGGGCGCCGGCGCGATCGCCGATGCGGGTTTGCGCGACCTGGCGAGCGAATTTCCGGGGCCGCGGGTCGGCGCGGCGCGCGGCGACGGGCGCGGGCGGACAGCGGGGTCGCAGGCGGGGGAGCGGGTGGTGCGGGTGCGGCGGGATGTGCGGGGCGCGTGAGGCTTGCCGATCCTCCCTGTGATCGCAGGTCATGGGGAGGTGGCAGCGCGAAGCGCTGACGGAGGGGCCGACGCCGGCAGGCGGCGGTGCGGCGCCGCGGCCCCTCCACCACCGCTTCGCGGCGGTCCCCCTCCCCATCGCTTCGCGACAGGGAGGATCGGAAACCGCGCCGCGGCGCAACACGATCGAGGGGAAATGACATGGGTTTGATGATCAAGGACCCGGGGGCGCGGGTCGATTATGCGTTTGATTGGGGCGATGCCTATGTCGACGGGCAGGTGATCGTCGCGGCGAGCTGGGCGGTCGAGCCCGCGCTTGCCGGCGGCGTCGCAGTGTCGGGGGCGAGCCATGATTTGCTGCGCTGCGCAGCGACGTTGGACGGCGGCGAGGCGGGGGGCGTCTATCGGGTGACCAACCGGGTGACGCTGAGCGACGGGCAGATCGACGAGCGGTCGCTGACGCTGCGGGTGGAGGAACGCTGATGATATCGCAGATCGAGAAAGGCGCGGCGCCGGTGGGCGTCGCCGAGGCGAAGGCGTGGTTGCGGCTGGGCGCGGGACAGGACGATGCGGTGGTCGCGGGGCTGATCCGCAGCGCCGCCGACCTGTGCGAGGCGTTCACCGGGCAGATGCTGATCGTGCGGACGGTGCGCGAGGAGATGGTGGTGACGCTCGGCTGGATGCGGCTGTGCAAGCGACCGGTGGTCGCAATCGACGCGGTGACGGGGCTGGTCGGCGCGGAGGAGATCGTGCTGGCGGACGACGCCTGGCGCGCCGACATCGACCGCGATGGCGGCGCGCGGCTGGCGATCGATGCGCCGGGCAACGCGACGCGGGTGCGGGTGACCTATCGCGCCGGGCTGGCGGGCGACGCGAACGGGGTGCCCGAGGCGATCCGCCAGGGGCTGATCCGGATGATCCAGCATCTGCACGAGGCGCGCGACGATGGCGCGCGCGAGGTGCCGGCGATCATCGCGGCGCTGTGGCAGCCCTGGCGTCCGTTTGGCCTGAGAGCAGGCGCGTGGCGATGAGCGCCGAACAGGCGGTGCGCGCGCGGGCGCTGGCGCTGCTGGCGGGCGACGCGGCGCTGGCGGGGCTGGTCCACGGGGTGTTCGACGGGGTGCCGGCACGGGCGAGCGCCCCCTATGTCAGCGTCGGCGCGGCCGAGGGGAGCGATTGGGGGACCAAGGATGTCGCGGGACGCGAGGTGCGGCTGACGCTGGCACTGGTCGGGGTCGGCGCGGCGGCGGGCGATGGCGCGGCGGGGCGGATCGAGGCGCTGGTGCCGGGGCTGCGGGGGACAGGCGATGGCTGGAGGATCGTCGGCGCGCGGGTGGTCCGGACGCGGTTCGGCTTTGCGAAGGATGGGGGGTGGCGGCACGAGATCGTCGTGCGGTGCCGGTGTCTGGTGGGGTGAGGCGATACGTCGCCCCCGCGAAGGCGGGGGCCGCTGGAGATGTTAGGCAAGGCCGATTGCGGCCCCCGCCTTCGCGGGGGCGACGGTAGTTTTTGCTGCACCTTATGCTGCGGCCTCGCCGCGGCGCTTATTCGCCGCCGGGCAGGGTGTTGGTCGAGCTGTAATCCTTGAACTTGTCGGTGAAGTTCGCGTGATAATCCTCGATCTGCATGTCGGCGTCGTCGGTGGCGTTTTTCTCGCTGTCGCCGGCGGCGCGGCCGAAGGCGATCACCGCGGCGCGGAAGGCGTCGCGCTCGGCCGAGCAGGTCGATTTCAGCGCCATTTCATATTCGGCCTCGCCCATCTTGGCCTCGAGCGACTTCTTCATGTCGTCGCGCAGGCATTTGGTGAAGGCGGCGCGCGTCGTGTCGACGCTGGCGGTCGACGCCGGCGCCATGGTGGCCAGAAGTATCGTTGCAATCAGCATCCTGCGACTCCCCGTTTACGCATGATTTTATGTTGAGGAGATTAGACGATGGCAATCGAAAATGGGAGCGCCTTTTTGCTCAAGATCGGCGACGGCGACGTGCCGCCTGCGTACCAGACGGTCGCGGGTTTGCGGGCGACGCAAATGTCGGTGAACGGCGAGGCGGTCAACGTCACGACCAAGGACAGCGGTGGCTGGCGCGAGCTGTTGTCGGGCGCCGGGGTGCGCTCGGTTTCGGTGAGCGCGGCGGGGATTTTTACCGGGTCGGACGCCGAGGTGCGGCTGCGCGGCCATGCCTTGTCGGGGGCGATCGACGCCTTTGAACTCGCCTTCGAGAGCGGCGAGCGGATGCAGGGGCGGTTCCTGGTGACGCGGCTCGACTATGCCGGCGATTATAATGGCGAGCGGCAATATACGCTGAACCTCGAGAGCAGCGGTCCGGTGGTGAGCCTGTGACCGGGGTGGCGGCGAACAGGCTGCGCGGCGAGGCCGAGCTGCGGGTCGGCGAGGCGGCGTTCGTGCTGCGCCCGAGCTTTGCAGCATTGGTCGCGGCGGAGGACGAGCTGGGGCCGCTGTTCGCGCTGGTCGAGCGCGCCGCCGACGGCCGGCTGGGGCTGGGCGAACTCGCGGCGCTGTTCTGGCACTGCGTCGAGGGGCGGCCCGAGGCGCTGACGCGCGCGGCGGTCGGTGAGGCGGTGGTGGCGCAGGGGCTGGCCGCGGTGACGCCGGCGCTGCGCGTGCTGCTCGGCCAGATATTGCAGGGACGATGAGCGAGGCGTTCGGTCCGGGTGCGGTGCGGCTGGCGGGGGTGATGGCGCGCGTCGCGGGATGGCTGCCCGGCCAGTTCTGGGCGGCGACGCCCGCCGATGCGGCGGCGGTGCTGGCGGCGTGGGCCGACGAGGATGGCGCGGCGATGCCGATGGCGCGCGATGCGCTGGGCGCGATGATGGAGATTTTTCCCGATGGCCGATGAAATCGACGAGATGCTGGTGACGGTGCGCGCCGACACGAGCGTCTTCCAGCGCGACGTCGCGGCGATGCGCGCGGCGCTGGAGGGGCCGCTGATCGCGGGCGCCGATGCCGCGGGGCGCGGCATCGAACGCGCGCTGAGCCGGGCGATCCTGACCGGCAAGCTGGGGTTCGAGGATCTGAAGCGGGTGGCGCTGTCGGTGATGGCCGACATCGCGCGCGCGTCGATTTCGAACGCGCTGGGGGGCGGGCAGCCGGGCGGCGGGGGCAGTGGCGGCCTGTTGGCGCTGGCGACGTCGATCGTGCAGGCGCTGCTTGGCGCGCCGGGGCGCGCGACGGGCGGGCCGGTGAGCGCGGGGCGCGCGTACCGCGTCGGCGAGCGCGGGCCCGAGCTGTTCGTGCCGACCGCGAGCGGGCGGATCGAGCCGGCGACGGGCGGTGCGGTGCGCAACATCGCGATCACCGTGAACGTGCGCGGCGAGGGCGGTAGCGAGCCGGCGCGGCTGGCGCAGACCGGACGGCAACTGGCGCGCGCGGTGCGGCGCGCGGTGGAGGCGGACTGATGGGCTGGGCATTGGTGGCGGCCGAGCCGCATCACAGGAAGGGGTGGATCAAGCGTTTCGATCCGCGGTTCTGGACGGTCGATTTTGCGCGGCCGATGATGGCGAGCGTCGTGACTACGGCGCCGGCGGCGCTGCGGGTGGAGACGGTCTTTTATCAAAAGCAGGATCTGGCGGGGCTGATCTGGGCGGCGGAGGATCGCTGGGATCATCCGTTGCTCGCTTATGCGACCAGCCGCGATTTTCGGCATTGCCAGCTGAGCTTTCGCTGGCGGTCGGGCGGGGTGAAGCCGCTCGACTCGCTGCACGGGCCGACGCTGACGATCGAGGGGCGCGATGCCGAAGGCAGCCCGCGCGCCTGGTATGTGCGGCTGTGGAACTATGCCGAGGGGACTGGCGAGGATGCGCTAGTCAGCCTGAATTTCGATGCGCTCGACGGCGGCTATCTGCTGCCCGGCGAGGCCGATCGGGTGTGGGCGGGCGATATCGACCGGATGTTCGTGTCGCTGGTGCCGCCGGGCTATGACGGGAGCGAGGGAGTGTTGGCCGGGCCGGTCGCGGGCTGGGCCGAGATGAGCGAGATCGCCTGTTCGGGGTCGGGATCGGTGCTGGCGATCGGCGATGCGATGCTGCCCGAACATGGGCTGGGGATGACGAACGGCTATGACGATATCTATCACCTGACCCCGGCGCGGGTGGTGCGGCAGATCGCCCACCTCGGCTATGGCGGTGACGTCGTCCATTATGTCGGGATGAGCCATTATATGCGGCTCGAGCCGTCGGGTGGGGGCTTTTACGCGAGCCTGGCCGGCGGGACGATCAACGCGCCGTGCGCGGCGTGGCATGCGGGCTTTGCCGGCGCATGCGCAGAGGCGGGGCTGGGGGTGATCTGGTCTTTGTCCTATGAATATTTCGACGAATATTGCTGGAACGACTGGAAGCAGCGCGATGCCGAGGGCGCGCCGGCGCTGACCGGGTGGGTGCCGCCGTCGACCCTGTTGTCGCCGGCCAATGCGATGGCGATGGGTTATCTGCAGCTGGTGGCGCGGGCTTTCGTCGGGGTGGCAGTGGCGGCGGGGCTGCCGGTGAAATTCCAGGTCGGCGAGCCCTGGTGGTGGGTCAATCCGGGCGGCAAGATCTGCGGTTACGATGCCGCGACGATGGCGGCGCTCGGCGGGGCGAGCGTCGCGATCCCCGACATGCGCGCGGCGCTCGACGGCGGACAGCGGGCGATGCTCGATGCGTTGGGGGCGTTGCTAGCGGCATCGACCGCGGCGCTGGTCGCGGCGGCGCGCGACGAGGCGGGGGCCGGCGGGCTGGTGAGCCATTTGCTCGTCTTCCTGCCGACGGTGCTCGACCCGGCGGCGCCCGAGGTGCGGCGCGCCAATGTGCCGCTCGGCTGGGCGGTGCCGGCCTTCGATGTGCTCCAGCTGGAGGATTATGACTGGGTCACCGGCGGGCGTGGTGCCGAGACCGGACCGGCACGCGCGGCGACGGTCGATCGACTGGGCTATCCGGTTGACGAACAGCATTATTTTTCGGGGTTCGTGCTGGGGGCGGAGGATCGCGACCAATGGGCGGCGATCGCCGAGGCGGCCGGGGCGAGCGTGCGGGTGGGGGTGGCCCGCACGTTCGTCTGGGCGCTGCCGCAGGTCGCGCGCGACGGGTTCGTCTGGTTCGACGGGGAGGATGACATGCAGGCATTTGATGCGGTGGATTTCCCGCTGGCGATCGGGCGCGAGGCGCTCAGCGTGACCGAATTTTCGACCCAGATCGTGAGTTCGCCGTCGGGGCACGAGCAGCGCGCGAGCGAATGGGCCGAGGCGCGGATGCGCTACGATGCGGGGCCGGGGGTGCGGTCGGAGGGTGACGTGCGGGCGCTGGCCGACTTCTTCCGCGCGCGGCGCGGGGCGGCGCGGGCGTTCCGGTTTCGCGATCCGTTCGACCATGGGTCGGCGGCGGATGGCGGGTTGCCGACGGCGTCTGATCAGTGGCTGGGGACCGGTGACGGGAGCCGGCGGCAGTTTGCGTTGGTGAAGCGTTATGGCGCGGGCGATGCGGTGCAGGTGCGGGCGATCCGCCTGCCGGTCGCGGGCAGCGTGCGGGTGTCGGTCGACGGGGTCGAGACGGCGGCGTTTGTCGTCACCGGCGATGGCGAGGTGCTGCTCGATGTCGCGCCTGCCGTCGGGATCGCGGTGCGCGCGGGGTTTCGCTTCGATGTGCCGGTGCGTTTTGCCGAGGATCGGCTGGAGGTGAACCGCGCGACCTTTCTGGCGGGCGAGATGGCGACTGTGCCGCTGATCGAGGTGCGGGCGCCGCAAGGGATTTCGGGGTGATGCCGGCGGCGCCCGACTGGCTGCGCGAGGAGCTGGTGACGCTCGCCTGGTGCTGGCGGTTGGCGCGGCGCGACGGGGTGGTGGTGGGGCTGACCTCGCACGACCGCGACCTGATGGCGGACGGCACGCTGTACCGCGCGGCGCCGGGGATGAAGCCGTCGGCGCTCGAGACGAGCGACAGCCTCGATGTCGAGACGATGGACCTGGAGGGCGCGGTGTCGAGCGCGGCGATCGCCGCTGCGGACCTCGACGCGGGACGCTGGGACGGCGCGCAGCTGGTGCTGATGGTCACCGACTGGGGCGCGCCCGATACGGCGCCGCTGGTCGTGGCGCGCGGCGAACTGGGCGCGGTCGAGCGACGGGGATCGGCCTTTGCGGTCGAGTTGCAGGGGGTGATGCGGTCGCTCGACGGGCCGGCGTGTCCGGCGACGTCGCCGTCGTGCCGGGCGGCGTTGGGCGACCGGGCGTGCCGGGTCGACCTGGCGTCCCTGACACATATGCGACGCGTGGTCGCGGTCGACGGGCGCGCGGTGACGCTCGATACGCCGGTCGCGGCGGGGACGATGGCGTTCGGCGAATTGCTGTGGATCGAGGGCGCGGCGTGCGGGCTGGCATCGCCGGTGATCGCCGACGATGGGACGGTGCTGGTGCTGGCCGAGGTTCCGGGACTGCTGTCCGTATTGCCGGCGCGGGTGCGGCTGACCGAAGGATGCGACCGGCAGCTGGCGACGTGCGGCGCGCGCTTTGCCAATGCGATGAATTTTCGCGGCGAGGCGCATCTGCCGGGCAATGACCTGCTGACGCGCTATCCGGGTGGATGAGCTTGGTTGCCGTGCCTTTGCGGCGGCGCGGGCGATGGTCGGGGTGCGGTTCCGGTTGCAGGGAAGCGATCCGGCGACGGGGCTAGACTGCGTGGGGCTGGTGTGGGCGGCCTATGCCGTGGCGGGAAAACGGCTGGTGCGGCCGGGCGATTATCCGCTGCGCGGGTGGGCGCGGGGGCGGGTCGAGGCGGGGCTCGCTGATGCCGGGTTCGGGCCGGTGATGGACCAGCGGGCTGGAGACATCGCGCTGATCGCCTTTGCTGCGGGGCAATTTCATCTGGGACTGATCGGGCCGGCGAGTCTGGTGCACGCCCATGCGGGGCTGCGGCGGGTGGTCGAGACGCCGTTGGATGACGCGGTGCGCGCGGCGGCGGTGTGGCGGCTTCGGGGTAGATTCCAGACGTTGCCCCTATTTCCGTTCGTGTCGAGCGAAGTCGAGACACCCATCGGTAGCGCACGCCTTCGGGGTGTCTCGACTTCG